GAAGATGGAGAGCTTGGTTATTGTTGGATGCATCACTTTAAATGTCATTCTGCTAGGGCTTGTAGGACTTGGGCTAAAGGCGGCCCAATTAACCAAGACAATAAGTCCAATGAGTGGCAAGGTAAAGCTAATTTTAAAGAAAAGTTAGATGAACAGTGACCTGATAGACAATAGGTCTAGTTAGATCTTATTAATTAATATATAATTTAAATATAATTAATATTTGTTATATAATATAATAAAGAATAACTAATTTACTTTTACTTATTATAAGGAGACTATTTTGTCAGTAAATAATGAATCTGAAAATAAACCAACCCCTAGAGCTTGGAACAACAGTGGCACCTTCAATACTTTCGAAGAGGCAGATACAGCTCGCAGTAGTTTTCTAGAAAAAAATACTAATATGCAAGCTAAAGTAAGAAGAAGAGACGCAAAAGGTACTTTTTCTTTAAAAACTAGACTATTAGCAGAGTTTGTTAAACAGGAGACTAAAAAGAGTGGGAAAAGTAAACGACGAAATAAGAAAGCTACAAATGACGGAAAATTTGACCCTTCCGCAACTGTTTGAAAAGTATCCTCATTTAGCTAGTCTTCAATTTGAAGAAATGAAAGAGGAAGGTAATTTGTCAGAGGATAAAAAGAAACAACTTCAGCTTTTATTAGATTGACAACGTTGTTTGGGTCTCTATTTTACTAAAGAGAGGTTTGTATGAAAGAAAGTAAGAAACGATATTTAGAAGAATACGAAAAATATAAGAATGTAGATTTGCAGCTAAACGAAGTGTATTCTAAGAAGTCTAAAGCTTCTGAAAAAGTTGAACTAGTAGAGATTGATGAAGAGTCTCAGATGGCTAGAATAAAAAACTTAAGAACTGAGACACTTCTAACTAAAACTCTACATTGGTGCAGAAAAAACCTAATCAAGGAATAAAATGATTGCAGATATTGTTGTTGGTCTCCAGCATGGAGATGAAGCAAAAGGAAAGGTCACCCATCACCTTTGCAAAGATGGTAACTATACACATGTCTTAAGGTTTAACGGAGGCGGAAATGCAGGCCATACTATTTTTCATAATGGTAAAAAGTTTGTAACTCATTATATCCCAGCCGGCGTATTTTATGGTATACCCAGTATTATCGGAAGTGGCTGCGTAATTAATTCTAAAGATTTCTTTAGTGAATTAGAAGAGTTAAGATCAGCAGGAATTGACACTTCTTTAGTTAAAATAGCTAAAAATTGTCATATTATAACTGAATCACACCAGCAAGAAGATCGTAAAGATAAAGTAATCGGCACCACCAAAAAAGGAAATGGGCCGGCTTATCGTAGTAAGTATGAACGAAGTGGAATTCAAGCTAAAAATGCGTTAGAATTCAAGCCTTTTCTGATCGATCTATATGAAGAATTCCACAATAAAGATAACGTAAAAATTCTTTGCGAAGGCGCGCAAGGGTTTGAGCTAGACATTGACTGGGGAGATTATCCCTATGTGACCTCCAGTCATTGTATTGCAGCTAGCGCTTTATTAAACGGAATTCCTCCTCAAGCAGTAAGAAATATTTGGGGAGTCGGTAAAATGTATGATACTTATGTTGGACAGAAACAATTCGAACCTGAAAACGACATATTTCCTATGTTAAGAGAAGTTGGCCAAGAATATGGTGCCACGACTGGACGTCCACGTCAATGTAACTGGCTTAATTTAGACTCACTAAACAGATCTTTGTTAATTAACGGCGTCACACATATGGTGCTTAATAAGCTTGATGTTTTAGAGCAAGTTGATAAATGGAATGTTTATCACAGAGGAGAAACAATTAAATTTTCTTCTAAAGAGCAAATGTGCGATTACATTGTTGATAACACTCCATTTAAAAATAATAAAGAAAATGTTATTTTCTCTGGAAACAAGCACAATTTAAACGCGGCGTAATATATGAGCCTCCTTAGCTCAGTTGGTAGAGCATCGGACTCTTAATCCGCAGGTCGTTGGTTCAATCCCAACAGGGGGTACCATTTTATTATGAACTACATTATCAAATTTCTTTCTAGAGAAGAAAATAAACGCGTTTTTACTATCAACCCAGCGATGCCAATTAATGAAGCGCAGAAAATATTAAGAGACTTAGAATTGATGGGATTAACTGCTTGGCTAGAAAATGAATTACAAGACGATTGAAAATCATAAAAATAGATATATCAATTTGCTGAATAAGGAATAGTTATCTTAGAGAGAGAAAGATGGTCTCTTTGGAAGAGAAATGTTGTTGATAAATATAAATCGATGACGACTGATCAGATTCGTCAAGATCTTTCAAAAACTAAAAACCCCTTTTCAGTTTGTATGGAACACTGGAAGGGTGATTTTAATATTAGCACACTTATAAGAAATGCAAATGCCTTCAACATTGAAAAAGTTTATTACCTCGGTAAAAAAAGGTTTGACAGACGCGGAGCGGTCGGCTCACATCATTATATTGATTTTGTTCATTTGTCTAGTGGCGTACGCGAACTGGTAGACTTAAAAAATAAATACACGTTCATCGCGATCGACAATAATATACCTAACACTCAAAAACTAAGTGAATTTTCTTTTAGCATGTTAGAAAAACCACCCTTAGTCTTCTTTGGTGAAGAAGGAGTAGGCTTAACCGATCAAATACTAGAATTGTGTGACTATCGTATCGAAATTGAACAGTACGGGTCTGTTAGAAGTTTAAACGTGGGTACTAGTTCTGGACTTGTATTATACGAACTTTCTCAACATTTAAAAAATTCCACAGTCTTTGATAGGTGGCAGAAAGCGTTATGTGATGAAAGCGATAGTGCACAGAGTGTACCATCCCAACTAACTCTCCTTTAAAGTTGACTATTGGAGAGCCAGAAGATCCTCCTATAGCCGGCATGCCAAAAAATGCGTTACCATCGTGCTTACCAAAATATCTACCTTCAAAAATAGGTACCATACCTTCTTCTATGATTCCCATAGGAGCAGCTAAATTAAATACGCGTTCGCCGTATTCTAAGTTTTTTAAACCTAGTGGGATATAAGATGGTTCTAAGTCTCCAGATACACTTTCTAAAAGACATATGTCAGCGCGCTCATCATGGTTTATGATTCTAATTATATATTTTTTACTGTTTTGATCGATAGCTTTAAAATAAAAACGTACATTCATTCCTGGCATAGGAGCTTTTTGTATGCATATATGAGCAGCTGTTAAAACATGTTTTTTATTATTGTGTAAAACAACAGAACCAGTACCAGTCGACAATATTCGATCTTTTGGACATGTTGCTATTTTTTCGTCGCAATCGCTTAAGCTAACCCATGTTTCTATTTTTAAAATCGATTTTTTAGTAGTCTCTAAAGACTTAATTATGTTTGTTTGTGTTGCGCAACTACTTAATAGTGTAAGACAAACCAACATGCAAGAAAATTTTAAAAACTTTATCATTCTAAGATAAATAGAGATTAAACAGAAGTAAACATGAAAAAAACTTATATTCTTGATACTAATGTATTTTTAACAAATGCAAACTCCGTATACGAATTTAAAAACAACGACATCGTCGTGCCACTCAAAGTACTTGATGAGATAGACAAACACAAAAAACGACAGGACGGAGTTGGATTAAATGCTAGATCGATAATTCGAATTTTAGACGATTTACGAGCAAAAGGAAATCTTCATAAAGGAGTTCGCATACGACGAGGCAAAGGTATTTTATCTGTTAGAGGGTACGATTTAGAAGATCTCCCGGCCGGTTGTGATATTGCTAGCGCCGATAATGAAATATTAACGACTGCTTTAACTGAAATGAAGAAAAACACAAAGAGGAAGGTAATCCTTGTAACTCGCGACATTAATATGCGCGTAAAGTGTGATTCTTTAGAAATTATAACGGAAGACTATGCTCCGAACAAAGTTGTTGCAGACGAAAAATATTTATTTACAGGTTTTGTTAAGCACTTAGTTGATGATCAAGTAATCGATCAGTTTTACGACGGTGAGTCAATATTTTTAGAAAAAGAAGACGGTAGATTTCTTCCAAATCAATTCATAATGTTGGTTTCTAATTCTAATGAGAAAAAGACTGCTTTAGCAAAATTTATAAATTACGATACAAAAATAAGTAAAATTATAGAACCCAGAGAAGCTGTATGGGGATTAAAACCTAGAAATAAAGAGCAAACTTTTGCTTTAAATTTATTAAGTGATCCTGAAGTACCGATTGTTACTTTAGTCGGTAAAGCCGGCTGCGGTAAAACATTGCTAGCTATAGCAGTGGGTCTAGATCAGGTTATAGAACAACAAAAATATAAAAAACTAATAGTATCTAGACCTGTACAGCCTATGGGAAAAGACATAGGCTATTTACCAGGCACAATGGAAGAAAAGATGCGACCATGGTTAATGCCTATTCAAGACAACATAGAATTTCTGATGGATGGCAAAAAAAACTCTATGAGTATGTTTTTTGACGATGGCACAATTCAAGTTGAGGCGCTCACTTATATTAGAGGGCGATCTATTTCTAACGCGTTTGTTATAATTGATGAAGCACAAAATTTAACAATGCACGAATTAAAGACTATAATAACAAGAGTTGGCGAAAATACGAAGATAATATTAACTGGAGATATAGAACAAATTGATAGCGTATATTTAGATGGAACATCGAATGGTCTGTCATACGCTGTAGAAAAATTTAAAAATCATGGCCTCGCTGGTCATGTAACTCTTATCAAGGGTGAAAGATCAAAAGTTGCAACGCTAGCTTCAAAAATACTTTAAGGAAAAATAAAATGGAAAATGTTACAAAAATTCAAGAAGCGTTAGCTAATGCTCAAGAAGACGTTTTAAAATTTCAAAATGGAAATAAATCTGCTGGCACAAGGATCAGAAAAGCTATGCAAGAAATTAAAACGTTAGCTCAACAAGTTAGAAAAGACGTCCAAGACGCTAAAAATAATTCTTAATATGCAAAACGAACAGTTAAAACAGGCCGTAGAGCCTGAAAATGATATAAAGAATATGATAGTGGAATATGTCGGCGAAAAACTTTTACCAGAAGATAACATGGTTACTTTAGAAATGGTAGTTGAAGTTTTAGCCGATCAATTTCCAGAGTTTGTATTAGCAATTGCTGAAGAAAATTGGGTTAGAGGCTATCAACAAGGTTTAAGCGATGTTGAAGATGGTCAAAAATTAGTAGAAAATGAAAAACAAAAAACTTGTAAACTATGTGAAAAATAAAAAACTTTTAGAATATAATTTTAGTAGTTTTCAGGTTTTTGTAAAAGATGAGTTGCCCAAAGATGTAGATGTAAAAAAAGTGTTTGAAAAAACGTTTTCTTCTTTACCAGAACATTTTTTAAATTTAATAGACGTTGCTTATATAGGTGACTTTTCTTTCTTTAAAGAAAAAAACCTTAACGCTATGTTTATTGATGGTGCTCTTTATATTACTAATCAACAAGATAATAATTCTGATATGCTTGATGATGTTATACACGAGATTTCTCATGCTGTAGAAAAAAAATACAGTCAAGAAATTTACGAAGACCAAAAAATTAAAAATGAATATTTTAATAAGTTAAAGAAACTAAAAAATTATCTTTCTTTTGAAGGTCACGACATTAGAGGAATTGATTTTTTTAACGAGGAATACAACAAAGATTTTGACGATCTGTTGTTTCGGGCTATAGGTTACGAAAAACTAGCCGGTTACATAAAGAATTTGTTTCTATCTCCATATTCAGTCACTAGCTTAAGAGAATACTTTGCACGTGGATTTGAAGAATATTATATTGGAAATAGACTTGACTTAAAAGATATTAGTCCTTATGTTTATAGCAAAATAATGTTATTATCAAATATTAACGATTATAATGGAGATAAATATGAATATTGAATATTCTAATAACTTAGATAACAACACAATGACAGTTACAGTTTTTCTACAACCTAGAAAAAAAGCTAGACAGCCTAGAATAAAAATTGGCTGGCCAGAAGTTAGTGCTCTTGTAAAACAAAACTATGTTCCGCCTAATACGCATACATTAGGAAAATGCGTAGAAAGACTAAAAATAGCAGATAACGAGTATACTAGTCAATGCATTATAAATTGGGTTTTTGAATTGCATAAAAAAACTATTAAAAAAACTACTGCAGCTAAGAAAACTTCTAAAAGTAAGACGAGAAAAAATTGAGAAAGCATATATCTTATTCTGAATTAAAAACTTGGGAAGAGTGTGCTTATAAGCACAAGCTTGTTTATATTGATGAAGTTAAAAAATTTCTAGGTAATGAACACACAGCTTTTGGTACTGCGGTTCATGAAGTATGCGAAAAATCAGTACTTAAAGAGATAAAACA